TCGCACCAGTGTTCGGCGACCTCGACGGTCGCGCCGGGTACCGTGAGGTCGGGCATCGCCGCGACCCAATACTTAACGCCGGCGCGCCGTTCCTGCCACTGTCGCCACTCGTGCCGGCGGCCAATCAGTTCGAGGACCGCGGCGGGATAGTTGATCGTGACGGTCATCGCGGCGCCGCCGTGAAGGTGATGGCGTTGGCTGCCTGGCTGTAGCGCGCGTGGTAGTAGGTCTGGTGCGTCCGAGGCGACAACCCCCAGCGTTGGCACCAGTCGGCGGCGCGGACGATCTTGTCGGACGTGCGCCATTGGTCGTTGACGACACCAAAATCGCCGTTGGCTGGCGCGCCAGGCGCGACAGTGACGACGCCGAGGTAGGAGTCGTAGTCGAGGCGGACGGCGCGAGGGCTGCCGAGTTTGGCGTAGGCGTCACCGCTGAGGCGGACGCCGAGCGGGACGATGCCGGCGTTGATCGGGTTCACAGCGCGACCTCCATGAGATCGGCGATTGTCGGTTCGGGACCGACGACGCCGCGGCGGATTTGCTCGCGTTCGGCGACGGCGTAGCGGCGCAGCAGTCGTACCTCATGGGCGGCCTGTCTGAGCGAGGCCATCACGGCGCTCTACCAGTGTCCGCACGGATCAGTCGGTCAAACCAGTCTGGCACCCGCTCCCAGTAGCCCACCAGGTCGGCGGCGGCCCAGACGGCGGCGGCGGCGGCGGCCCAGACGGCGGCGGCGGCGTTGGCGACATTGGCGGCGGCGTTGGCGGCGGCCCAGGCGGCGTAGGCGGCGTAGGTGGCGTCGGCGGCGGCGGCGGACTTGGCGGCTGCGACGGCGGCGGCGTCGGCGGCGTAGGTGGCCCTGGTGGCGGTCGCCTGATCAACGATCGGCGGCAGCGCCCTCAGCCTGGCGCCGTGATCGGTCAACCCCGCCGCGTCCAGCGCGTCCGGCGCGAACACCCGTACGGCCAGATCGGCGGCGATGTAGGCGCGGCGCTGGCTGGCCGCTGGGTCGCCCGCCGTGCCAATGAGACGGGGCAGCAACGGCGCCAGTAGCCGGGTACGGGTAGCGTCATCAGGCATACAGTCGTTGACCCTTCGGGCGAAGGTCGCAATCACGGGACACACGCAAACGGGGTGGTCTGAGTGGGGCTCACCCGCGAGCCAGGCGGCGGCCTCCATGATGCACGTGCCGTCGTCGCGGCTGGGGTGTTTACCGTGGCGCAGTGTGATCGTGGTGAGATCAATCATTGGTTGTATTCCCCTCCAACCTGTCTTGAGCGCGGGTTAGATGGCCAGGTGGCCGTATTTACCGCTGGCGTAGGCGTCGGCCCATTCGGGCAGTCCGGCGCCGCGCAGCGCCTCGATCACGTACAACGTGACGGCAGCGGGGCCGTTGGCGCTCAACTTGGCAGCGTTGTCGACAATCGCGTTGATCGTGGTTCGGGTGGCGAGAGCCTTGAGGCATTCGAGCGCGTAGCAGTCGCCGCCGGCGATCTGAGCCTCGGCGCGCCATTGTTCGTGGTAGAGGCGCGCCGCCGTGCGGAGCTTGCCGAGCGGCCCAATCGGGAGTTCATCGACCGTGGCGAGTTGGTCGGAGGCGCTGGCGGGAGTGTGGGCGCGGGCGGCGCGCCGGGTGAGGGTTAGGGTGGTCACTGCGTCGCCTCCTGGCCGGTGTATTGCGTGGTCGCGCTGTCACTCTCGCGCAGCCAGTCAACCAGCGTGTTCCAACCTTCATCGGCTTTGCGGTCCCAGTCGGCGAGTTCGGCGCCGGTCATTAGGTCGAATTGGGTCGGCTCGATGAGCAATCGTAAAATGCGCCGTTGGCGGCGATGGTTGGTGTCGGTTGCGGTTGCGGTGGTCATGGCGGGTCTCCTTGGGTGTGGGTTAGGCGGTGACTTTTTCTTTGCCCTCTGCCATCGCGGCAAAGAGCCGAGCGCGGTAACGCGGGTACTTTTCGACCAGTGCGACGAATGCTTGAGCGTTCGGCAAGGACTCGCCCGCCAACCACCCGGCAACCGTCGACTGAGCGACCCCGATTTGATGCGCAAAGGCCGTTTGGCTCAGACCACCTTTGATCTCGGCGAGTAACTCCTTCATCGAAACCTCCGTATGTGCTATCGAGAAAATGATATCACCATTCCGATGGTCTGTCAACGCGCTTCCCGTATTTCATCGGGACGTTGATACAAGACGCCGCTGCGGTGGTAGATTGGGGGCGAATGGGGAAGATCGGCATGAAATTTCAATCAGCCATGCTTCGGGAGATGCGGCTACGACGGAAGTAGTCACAAACGACGTTGGGCCAAAATGTGGGCGGGATTTCTCAAGGCGCGATTTCGGACTACGAAAATGGCAAGAGTGAGCCGATCGGTGGGCACTTGATTGGCCTAGCGATGGCGCTTGAAGCTGAGTGAGAAGGCGAGCCTGGCGGAGGCGCTGATCGCGGGATTGAATTCGCGGTACGAGTAGGCCAGGGATCGTCCGATGTGACGGCGATTTCTTTCGTACCAGCATACGAAAGAAATCGCTCTCAGACGAAATAAATGCCGTCTCGCGCACAATTGGACTGGTTGGAGACTGAAGGTCAGCAGTCCACTTGCACGTTTTGGGCGAATTATGTCGTATGGCGTACGAACTAATTACGAAGAAATTCGTGAATTTACTTGACGATAACCGGCGTTTGTGATGGTTATGAAAAGTAAAATCCGCCTAAAGGTTTACTATGCGAGACGATAACAACGGTTGGGGCATTTATTTCGTAAATTCGTTTCTTTCGCCTAAGGTACCCATGAAGATGGGTATTTTGGGGGGATTTGGTGAAAGTAAGGAGCACCCCCTGCGAAAGAAACGAATTTACGAAATAAATCCGCGACGGCCCTTAAGTACCCTTTTGACGTTCTTGGTTAAATCATGTCAAAAGAGCCTTTAAGAGGGTGACGTAAAAAATCGAGGTTGGCGACGGGCGATGGGCGGGGCGCGGCAAGGCGGCATCACGGGGACCGCGAAGCGGGCAGGTGAACGGGCGCGCAGGCAAGCGAGCAGGTAAGGTCTTGGGTACGGGTTGGTTGGTTTCGGTAGGCGATGGTGTAGACTGGAGGCATGGCGGCTCATCGGTTGACCGCGGTGGAGCGCGGCGAGATTGTCACGTTGTTGGCCGAGCGGTGGTCCCATCGGCGGATCGCGGTCAAGTTTGGCGTGCGCATTGCGACGATCGACCACTATGCCAAGCAGTACGGGGCCGAGATCGCGACGCGACGGCAGGCGTACGACGCGCGGCTGATCGAGGCGGGACTGGCGAATCGGGCGGCGCGGTTGGCGCGGCTGAGCGAACGGGCCGACGAGATCGAGGCGGTGATCGCGGCGCGGGCGGCGGACGCGACGTTGGCGAAGTATCCGGGCGGCTCGACCGGACTGCTGGCCGAGGAGGTGGTGGCGACGCGGTCGGGGGAGACGCGGTTCGCACGGTTTGATCGGGCGTTGGTGGCCGAGTACCGTGGTGTGATCGACGACATCGCGAAGGAGATGGGGGACCGGCAGAAGCGGGTGGACGTGACGTCGGGCGGGCAGACGTGGGCGGACCTGTTGGCGCTGGCGACGACGGGGGTAGGCGCGGTAGTGGAAACAGATGGCGGCGACGGCGACGCTGACGGCGGGTGAGGCGCGGACGATCGTTGATCGCTACCGGGACGATCCGGTGGCGTGGACGCGCGATGTGCTGGGGTTTGACACGTGGTCGACGCAGCAGCGTATCTTGCGGGCGTTGGGTCGACCGCACGCGCGGGTGGCGGTACGGTCGTGTCACTCCAGCGGTAAGACGGCGGTCGCGGCGGCGGCGGTGCTCTGGTTTGCGGCTACGGGTGGGTTGGTCGTAACGACGGCGCCGACGCAGTTGCAGGTGACCAAGTTGTTGTGGGGCGAGGTGGCGCGACTGCATAGCCGGGCGCGGTTCCGGCTCGGCGGCGAGTTGCTGCAAACCGAGTGGAAGTTGTCGAATGAGGCGTTTGCGCTCGGCTTCTCGACGAACGACAGCGTGCGGTTCCAGGGGTGGCACGGGAAGCGGGTGTTGGTGATTCTCGATGAGGCGGCAGGGGTGGCGGCGTCGATCTGGGAAGCGATCGAGGGTATTCGGGCGGGTGGCGACGTGCGGCAGTTGGCGATTGGCAACCCGACGATTGCGACGGGCGAGTTCTACCGTTGCTTCACCGGGCGCGGCGCGGCGGGCTGGACGCGGATCGCCATTGATGCCTTCGACACGCCGAACCTGGTCGGGCTGACGATCGACGACGTGCTCGCGATGGACGATGACGAGTTGGGGCGGGTGGAGCGGCCGTACCTGACGACGCGGCGGTGGGTGCGGGAGATGTACCGGAAGTGGGGGGCAGAGGCGTCGGTGTACCTGTCGCGCGTGCGGGGGCAGTTTCCGACGCAGAGCGCGGACGCGCTGATTCCGCTGAGCCAGATCGACGCGGCGGCCTCGGCGTCGGCGGTGGACGATGGCGGGCCGCTCAAGGCCGGCGTTGATGTGGCGGGGCCGGGTGACGATGAGACGGTCGTCTACGTGGTCCGCAACGGGCAGGTACTCGATCTGCTGGCGACGAGTGGGCCGGATCCGCGCGCCGAGGTGGCCGACTTCCTGGCCAAGTGGCGTGACCGACTCTGGCTGGTGAACGTCGACGCGGTGGGTCTGGGCTACTATTTCGCGCTGCACTTGACCGACGCTGGTTTCCCGGTCCAGCAGGTGATCGCGGGGGCGACGTCGGCGGACCCGACCCGATGGGCAAACCTCAAGGCCGAGTTGTATTGGTCGGCGCGGGAGCAGTTTGGCGCTGGCGGCGTGGCTGGGTTGACTGATGAGGAGACGATCTCGCAGTTAACGACGATGCGGTACCAGCATCGCGCCGATCGCGCCGTTGAGATTGAGGGCAAGGACGATTACCGGAAGCGTGAGGGGCGGTCGCCGGACCGGGCCGAGGCGCTGATTCTGGCGCTGTATCCGGCGCACGGCGGAGGTAGCGGCGAGTGGGCGCTTGCTGATAGCGTGCCGGCGCGCGATCATTGGTAGAGTAGTGTGGTAGTACCACAGCAGGGCGGTAAGCAGATGGCGACGATGATGGACCGGGTCCGGGCGTGGTGGTCGGGGCGGACGCCGGCGCCAGCGTTGATGGAGCAGTTGAAGCCGGCCAATCTTGGGCACGAGTTCGGCGTTTCGGGCACGACGATCCTGGACGGCGTCATCACGCGCGACTACCTGACCGAGTTGCGCGGGCTGCCGGGCATGAAGGTCTACGACCAGATGCGACGGTCGGACGGGCAGACGCAGGCGCTGCTATCGGTCTACAAGCTGCCGATCGAGGCGGCGTCGTGGTACATCGAGCCCGCGACCGAGGACGCGCGCGATGTCGAGATCGCCGACTTTGTGAACTACTGCCTGTTCGAGCACGGACGCCAGAACTGGGCGGGGTTCCTGAGCGAGGCGTTGACGCTGCTGGACTTTGGGTACGCGCTGTTCGAGACGGTGTTTTCGCCGGGCAGTGGGCAGTACGAGGGCACGTTGGGCTTGGATCGGCTGGCCTGGCGGTCGCCGTTGACGATCGAGCGGTGGTACACCGACCCCGAGACGCGTGAGTTGGTCGAGGTGGTGCAGCAGACGGAGTTGGGGCAGCGGTATTCGATGGCGGGGGAGCGGCTGTTGTGTCTGACGCGGCGGCGCGAGGGTGACAACTTCGAGGGCACGTCGTTGCTGCGGGCGCCGTACAAACACTGGTACATCAAGGACAAGCTGTATCGGCTTCAGGCGATCGGGTTGGAGCGCGGCGGCGTTGGTATCCCAGTGGCGCAGTACCCGCGGGGGGCGCTGCAAGGCGACGAGGTTGCGGCGATCAAGCAGATTTTGGAGCAACTGAGGGGCCATCACCAGGTGTACGTCAACCTGCCGACGGATAAGGTGGCGTTGACGCTGCTTCAGGCGACGAACTTGGGGCCGGCGGTGGCGGCGTTTCAGTCGGCGATCGATCATCACGACTTGTTGATCGCACGGTCGGGGCTGGCGCAGTTCCTGGTGCTGGCTGGGGCGGCGTCGGGTTCGATGGCGCTGTCGATCGACCAGACCGAGTTTTTCATGCACGCGCTGAACGCGCAGGCGGGGCAGATCGCGGCGGAATTGTCGACGCGGGTGATCCCGGCGCTGGTGAAGCTGAATTACGGTGAGCAGGACAGGTACCCGAAGCTGTGCCATTCGCCGGTCGCCGGCGACTCGCGGTTGTCTGACTGGGCGGCGCTGCTGAAGAATCTCGTCGAGGCGCGGCTGTTGATTCCCGATGGGTTGATCGAGGACACGATTCGGGCGGAGATGGAGTTGCCGGAGCGGGAGAACGTCGGCGAGTACGAGCAGCGGGTGGCCCAGGTGGCGCCGGCGCTGGACGGGCCGCCGGATCAGGGTAAGGGGTCGATGGTGCAGCCGCCGGCGAGTGACGCGGCGGAGGCGGACACCGAGGCGGAAGCGGGCGCAATTGCGAACTCGTTGACGGCGCTGGCGCGGGTGCCGGAGGACTGGGAGCCGAACGCCGATCGTCGAGCCGCCGAGGCGGCGTTGCCGAACGCGGGCGCGGTGGCGCTGCGGCGGGCGCTGCGGCAGGCGGAGCATTATCCGAGGACGGGGGAGCGGCCATCGGAGTGGCTGCCGAGGTTGGCGCGGCGAGAGAGCCGGCGGCAGTTCGCGACGGTGGAGTTGGCGCGACCTCGGCGGCGTGATCCTATTCCAAAATTTATTCCGCGCGGCGCGGATCAGCCATTGCTGGACGTGCCGGAGACGGTGACATTCTCGATCGACGAGATCGCGGGGGCGGCAGCGGTGTGGGACCGGGAGTTTCCGGAGTGGGCGGGCCTGCTCGACGCGAGGCCGGAGCATCGGTCGGTTTAGGAGGTCTGAGGTGCTTGAGCAGATCACGATGGCCAACGTTGGTCGTTACTTGTTTGAGCGCGGCTGGTACCGTGAGCACTTCGATCCGGACGTGCTTGAGGGTCGGCAGTTTTGGAGTAAGGCGTATCCGCGTGGCTCCGAGGGACCAATCCTGCTTGATCCGAGCGACCCAATGGAATCGGTGTTGACATCGTTTCGGGCGAGGGGTTTTGATCCTGAGGTTGTCCGATCTGAAATCGTCAGTGGTCGAAGCGTCAAAGCTGATGCCTGACTTTCGCTACGACCTGGCGACGAAGCGGTTTCGCGGCGCCGATGGTCGGTTTTTGAGTCAGGCGCAGGCGGTCGATCTGCGGAACGAGTGGACGGCGAACCGGGCGGCGGCGAACCGCGATCTGACATTGCGGCTGGCGAACGGCGAGTTGTCCGTGCAGCAGTGGCAGGCCGAGATGATGGCGTCGATCAAGGAGACGTGGATCACGTCGTACCTGCTGGGGCGCGGTGGGCGGGCGATGATGGAGCCGAGCGACTGGGGTCGGCTGGGGGCGCTCATCAAAGAGCAGTACCAGTACCTGCGGGACTTCGCGGCGGAGATCGTGGCGGGGCGGCAGACGCCGGCGCAGGTGATCGCGAGATCGGGGTTGTACGCCTCGGCGTCAACGCAGGCGTACGAGGAGGCGCGGAACACGGCGTACGAGGGTATGCCGACGCTGCCGGGGTTTCCGGCGGACGGGGCAACGCAGTGCCGGGCGAATTGCAAGTGTCGGTGGTCGATCAGTGAGACGGTGACGGAGTGGCGGGCGCGGTGGACGTTGGGCGCGGCGGAGCATTGTTCGGGCTGCGTGGAGAGGGCTGGCAAATGGGGCGACCTGCGGTTCCCGAAGCGCCGCGCCGCGGCTTAGTCGAGGTCCGATGCGTGAATCAGCGATGGATCGCGTCGGCGCAACGGTTTGGGCCATGTAATCAACTGTTGGCGCGGGTGGAGTCGGTGCGCGGCCAGTTGTGGTGTCGGCGGTGCGGGACGTTGATTGACGTAGATATCGTGTGTGGTACACTGGAGGCGCGCGGGACATTGTCGTAGCGCATCAATACTCGCGGGATCGAGCGTAGCAGCCGCTTGATCCCGCCACGGAAACCCCACGCGTGGCGGGGTTTCACAGCCCGAGTGAGGCGACTCACTCGGGCTTTTTGCTTTTTCCGGGTGTTGGAGGCGTGACGTGTGGCAATTGAGTGATCCGCGTGGCGGGTTTCGGTTGGCGGCCGGCGGCCAGCTTGGCGCGATCGAGTTGACGCAGGGTGTGGCGTCGGGCTGGATTCAGATCGCCAAGATCGGCGAATTCCAGCAAGGGCAGCGTAAGTTCGCGATCACGCCGGCGTTGTGCGACCAGCTCGCGGCGTCGTTCGGGCGTCGGGTGACAGGCTTCGACCTGGCCGTGGACATTGACCACGACCCGAATCACCGGGCGATCGGCTGGTTCCGCGAAGTGCAGGCGCGCGGCGACGACGGGCTGTGGGCACAGGTGGATTGGACGCCGGAAGGTCGGCAGATGCTGGCCAATCGGGCGTTTCGGTACTTCAGTATCGAGTTTCACCCCGACTACCCCGACGAAGAGGGCAAGCGGCATGGGCCGGTGCTGCTGGGCGGTGGGGTGACCAACCGGCCATTTTTGAGCGGCATGCAGCCGATCTCGGCGAGCGCGACGGCGGCGGCGAATCAGCAAGGAGGAAATCGGGTGGACCCTGAAGCGATCACGGGTGGGATGCCGGCGGTTGGCGCGCAAGCAGCGCCGACGAACACGGCAGCGCCAACCACGGCGCCGATTGCGGCGTCGGGCGGCGGCGGCAATGACCCGGCGACGGTGTTGCGGTTGGCGGAGCAAGCGGCGTTGACGACGCAGCTCAGTCAGTTGGCCACGGAAAACGCCGAGTTGAAGCGACGATTGGCGGAGCAGGACAAGGCGGCGCGAACGGCGCGGCTGAGCCAGGCGGTGCGCGATTTGGCGACGCCGGACGCGAGCGGCATGGTGCGGGTATTCCCGGCGACCCTTGAGGCGACGACGGCATTCGTGTTGTCGATCGACGACAAGGCGGCTGAGGCGTTCCTGGCGCTGAAACGGGCTGAGGTCGGGTTCCGGCTTGGGCCGACGGGGTCGGACACGACGATGGCGAAACCCGTGGCTGGTGGACCGGACGATGTCAACCGCGAGCACCTCGCCAACGAGGCGATGGCGTTGTCGAAAAAAGAGAACATCAGTTTGGCCGAGGCCGGCATCATTCTGACACGGCACGGCAAAGGAGCGTAAGGGATGGCATGGCAAGTCGATCGAGACGATATCGTCTCGATGTTGCCGGCGGCGGCGCTCGCGGCGCGGTTGGTGGTGCGGTTGAGTGCGGCCAACACCGTCGCGGCGCCGTCGGCGGCGGACACATTGGGCTTCGGCGTGACGTACAGCGCGGCGACGGCGGCGGACGCGACCAACGGCAATCCGATTAGCGTTGCCATCGGCGGACTGGTGGAGGTGACCGCGAGCGCGGCGATCTCAGCCGGTGCGTTGCTTGCCATCGCCGGAACATCGGGCAAGGTGAAGGCGATTACGCCGGCGGACGGTGCGACCGCCCGATACGTCATTGGTCAGGCGGTGACGGCTGCCGCGGCTGATAACGACATCATCACGGCGCACTTCTTCAAGCAAGCGTTCGTGGGCGCCTAGGAGGATCGACGATGGCAAGTTTTGGGCACTTTGACCAATACCTCACGAACGTCGTCATCGGTGAGCCGGAGCAGATTTTTGTCGCCGACGATGTCTACCCGACCATCAACGTTGACCACCTGACGGACAACTACGCGACGTTTTTGGGCGGCGAGGAATTCAACCTTGAGGAAAACCGCGTGGGCGAGTTCGCGCCGGCGCGAGAAGTGCGTCGCTCGGATAGCTACGGCACCTTCAACGCGATCCGGCGGGGCTTCAAGGAGTTTATCCCGGCTGGGCGCGTGCGCAACAGCGAGGAGGCGATTCGGCGCGAGCTCGAAAAAGCCGTGCTGACATCCCGTCTCGCCAAACTCGAACGCGAGGACTTCGCGGCGGCTCGGGCGACGAACACGTCGATTGTGACGCAGAACAGCACGCTCTCGGGCACGACGCAATGGTCGCACGCGTCGTCGGCGCCATTGACGGCGATTGCGACCGCGCAGGCCACGGTTAAGACCAACGGCCACATGGTCGCGACGCACATGCTGATCTCCTATACGAGCGCGTTGACGGTCGGTGAACACGCGTCGATCAAAGACGCGCTCAAATACACATCGACGGCGGCGCTGACCCAAGCGGGATTGCCGGGCATTGTCAAAGGACTCAGCATCATCGAGTCGGCCGCGATCAAGAATAGCGCCAATCCCGGACAGACGGCGACGTTGGGCGAGGTGTGGGGCGACAACGCATTGATCTTCGCGCGCTCGCCGTTCCCGTACGACGGCGTTCGCACGTTCGGCGCGACGTTTATGGCGCCGGAGGCGGAAACGGGACAGCGCGGCATGGTGATACGTCGGTGGCCGGAAAAGGACCCGCCGGGCGAGTGGGTCGAGGCATCGATGACCTACGACACCAAAGAGATCAGCGCGGCGTGCGCGTATCTCTACAAAGACTTGATCGCGTAAATGGCAATCGTGCTGTTTCCGGCTCAGCCAGGCGTGCGGCTGAGCCGGACGGAGCGGTACGCGATCCTGACACTCAATCCCCAAACCAGCGCGCTCGCGCAACTCCTGACGCACCAGCGGCGCACGGTTTGGTTTGAGTCGCGGCTGGTGGCCGAGGAATGGGCGGCGGCGTTACGGGCGCAACTGGGCGCGCGGTGCGAGGTGGTGCCGTACACGTCGTCGGCGCGGGACATCTCGATCGGCGACGTCGTGCAGGGCGCGCACGATGAGACTCGGCAGCGACACGCGCGCGAAGCTGAACAGGATCGCGCCTGGATCGAACGCGAAGTGGCGACCATCTTGCGCGCGTCACAGCAGCAGCAACAGTCGGAGTAACACGCGATGGCGTTGATGACGGCGACTGGGACGGTGGTCAACAAGACGGGCGTAGTGGTGGGCGCCCTGGTCTCGTTGTGGCGCGCGTCGCAGTTTCCGACGGACGCCAATGGCAAGCCGGTGTTTCCGACGATCACGGGCGCGAAACCGGCGGGATCGCCGGCGTACGGGCCGACGTTGACGGACGCGAATGGGAATTGGTCGATCGCGTCGGTGGCGGAGGGGAAGTACTTTCGGTCGGTGGACATCGGCGGCGTGGTGACGTGGTTGGAGGTGACGTACACGATCGCCGCGACGACGCCAAAGCCGAGGAACACCGAGGGAGGGACGTCGGTGGTGGCCGGCGTCCTTGACCGACTGTTGGTGGCGGTCAAAACCAAGTTGGTGGCCGACCTGGCGCCGGCGGATACGACGATCCACGTGGCCGACAACACGTTGGCGTCGGGCGATCGGGTGGCGCTCTTCCGCGACTACTCGACGATCGAGTTTTTGGCGGTGACCTCGGCGGCGTCGGCGTCGACGCTGGTGGCCGGGGCGTACCAGTACACGGTGACGCGGAACCTGAATGGGGCCGGGGCGCAGCAGTGGTACGTCGGCGACGTGGTGTGTGACACCGGCACGACCAACACCAAATGGCTGGAGCTGCGGCGGTCGGCGAACCTATTTGGGACGGGGAGCGGTCCGGCGCTCGGATTGTGGAAGCGAAACAGCGCGACGTGGAACGATGCCACAGAACAGGTCAAGCTTGACGTCGGGGGGTTGACATTCCTCGGTGATTCGGCCTCAACGGCTTGGGCAAGTTGGAAAGATGCGTCGGATCGTCTGATTGGTGACATCGGCGGGTTGGCGATTTCAACGACTGATGCTGGTCTCATCACGCGGGTTAATCCGAATAACACCTTCTCCGCGACTGGAACGTATCGAGTTCTAGTCAAAAACGGAACTGGTGAAGCAATCAACTTTGATGTGTTTTCAGGCGCAGGCGTCCGGTATGCGTCGTTGTATTCATTGGTAGGTTTTCATGGGCTGATTATCGGCAATAGCACGAATCCTAGCGGGGCGCTGGACGTGCGCGCCACGGCGACGAATAAGCCGACGATCGTGGCTATTGCCGTCGCTAGCCAAACTGCCAACCAGATTGAGGTTCGGGCCTCGGACGGGACGACGGTCAATTTTGCGGTCGATATCGGCGGCGACGTGTATGTCACCAAGTCGCGCGCGGCGGTTGCGGTCAAACACGGCGGCGCCAACACGGCCATCGGCAGAATGGCCGCCTACCTGTCGACCGGAACGTACTACACGCACAACCTGGGTTACGACGGGTCGAACTGGAACTTGGACGACACCGGCAACGCCGGCGCGTATTTTCTCGTCGGTTACGGTACGGTCGATCTCTACGTCGCCACCGCCGGCAGCAATCCGCGCACGCCGTCCGGAGCGGCTCGGCTCAACTCGACTGGGTTGAAGCTCGGCGGTGTGTCGAACCCGGCGCAAGCGCTCGACGTGTCGGGGAACGCCGTGGTGTCAGGGACGATGACCATCAACGGCGCCGGGTCGTATTTCGGCACTGGCGCGCTAGTTGGCGTCAACAGCCAGATGTATGGTGGCTACACCAACTTTGAAGTCCAGGGGAACCGATCGGCATTCGCGGCGAATTCCGAAGTGTTTGTGATTGGCTTGCGCTACAACAACGGCGGGGGTACGGCGGCCTGTTGGATTGGCGCGAGTAACAGCACGACGCCGTCATTTGTGGTCAACCGCACGGGTGGGAACCGAATCGCTGAGTTCTCGGAGAACGGCAACGCCGCGCTGAATTTGAACACGTCCAGCACGGCGAATGAGGCTGGCAGCTATGGCGGTGGTGTGCAGGTGATCTTCATCGCCGATCGCAACACCGCACCGAGTAGTAACCCGTCGGGTGGCGGCATTTTGTACGCCGAGAGCGGCGCGCTCAAGTGGCGCGGGTCGTCGGGCACTGTGACGACCATTGCAAACGCGTAAGGGGACAGGCAGATGGCGTTGATCGTGGGCGCAAATCTGGGCGCGGTGGCGTGGCCCGATCCGGGCGACACCAGCACGCTGGCGAACGCTTACGCGCGGATCGAGACGCTGCGGATCGAGACGCAGCCGGATAAGACCTATCGCACACACGTCGTCGTCTCGATCTGGCGGCGCAAACAAGCCTGGCAGGCTGGTAAACCGCGCGTGGACGTCTGGGACGATCGAATGACCGACGCGGAAACTCGGACTGCGTTCGGACTGGGCGCTGGGGCTGGCGAAAGTCAGGTGAACGTCAAGCCAATTGACCAGATTTACGCCTGGCTGCTGACCAAGGCGCCGTTTTTGAACTGGACGACCGATTAACAGGGGAGAAAACACGATGGGCGAAGTAACACCGTTTCCGCCGCAGCCGCCACAGGCGGTCGACATCACGGAGACGCCGCAGCAGGTGCAACTGCTCAACCTGGCGATGCAGGCGGACAGTGAAATCATGAACGCGGCCACCGACGCGGCGCGCAAGCAGGTGGCGCTGTTTGCGGCGCGGTTTTCCAACCTCAGCAACGCCTATGGCCGAATGGTCGAGCGAGTCGCCGAACTTGAGGGCGAGGTGGCGCAGTTGACGGGAGCGCAACCGACCGAGGCGGAGCGGTAGAGGTAAGACGATGACCACATCAATCAGCAACGTCATTCAGGCGGCGAGTAGCGCCGAATGGACCAAGGAACCGATCGCGCTCATCACGCTATTTCGCGGAACTGAAACGATCAAAGTTCCCGAATCTGCCGTACCAGCGCTTGTCGGATCGGGTTGGGCGCCGTTGTTCGACCCGACAATCGTCGTTGCGGAATTGCGGGGCGCGCTCAAGGCGGCAATCGAATATGCGGTCAAATTTGCCGATGGCGTCGTCGCCGATGGGTATATCGACGCCAGTGACGGCAGTGACGCACTCAAGACGCAAGCAGCGATCGCGCGGGCCATTGAGTTGTGGAACGTGTTGCAATCTGGCGTCTACGCCGCCTATCCGGTACGCGAAGCGTCGCCGGTGACACTGGTGGCGGTTGGCGGGGGAACGATGACGTGCGATCCTGGCCAAGTCGACGCCTACATCGAGGAGGGCTGGAAACGTGCCTAGCGCGTTGTACGTTGATCCGCAACTCGGGCGCTTTTACGTGCCGCCGGCGCTGTTGACCGGCGTTTCCCGGCGGGGCGCGCCGACCAAGCCCGAGATGACCCTACGCGAGATCGGCATCTTCTTCGCCAAAGCGCATCGACCAATCGTGCGCGACGACGGCAAGGTCGTCGGCCAAGAACTGTTCTGGCACTCGTTCACGTTCAACGAACGGGTCGACGCCGGCGCCGCGATTCAGGCGAACCGGGTGTTCGGCACGTCGGGGACGACGGCCAACGGCGTCTTTACGGCGGTTGCGGTCGGCTCGGCGAACTTCTCCAAGACGAAAACCGACCTGAGCATCGGCAGCGCGTCGGCGAACGTCACGACGAACGAGTTCACGACGATTGGCCTCTCGCGCGCGACGGGCACGGTGTCGACGTACACCGCGCCGTCGTCGCTCGGCGGTACGTTCTCGCAGCTTATCACCAAGACGTTCAATGTGTCCGGCTCCGGCACGGCGTACGGCGCGGCGTTGTTCGATCAGGTGACGGTCTCCGGGTCGAACCTCTACGTCGAGGACCTGTTCTCGACGTCGGCGGCGGTAGCGAACGGCGAGACGTTGACCGTACAGATCACGATCACGAATTAGGACGACGATGGTAGCGGGCAAAGCGATCTACGTCAGTGACGTCCCCGACAATTCATTCGTCACCGAGTTTCGGCGTCAGGCAATGTTGATGCCGCGTGGCGCGCCGAGCGTCGGCGCGGGCCACAACGAACTGGGTCACCTGGTCGACCTGGTGCCCGGTCGCGGCATCGTGCTCAAAAATATCACCACGCGTCAACTCGACGCGTTGCTGCGAGAAAACCGTTACGCCGAGCGATGGATTCACAGCAAGTCGCCGCGGTGGCACCACGACCGCGCCGTCGAGTGGATCAACAAGCGCCGGGTGTACAACGCGATCACCGGCTGGGACAACGTCCTCGCCAACCGCACCGGCGGCAAGGCGATGGACTACATTGTCCAGAAATCCAGCCAGACGACCGTCGCGAACGCGTGGAGCTTCTTCTTCCGCTCCGGTGGCGTGCCTGCCGCTGGGTCGTATACCGCGATTACTGGCGGTTCAGCGCCGGACAGTTCATCAACGGGCGCCATTCCGTTCGCCGATCCAAGCGGGTCCGACGTTGGCGTGTTCCTGAATATGGCGTGGAACCACACCACGGGTACGAACGTGGTGTGGTTGGTCGACTTGTTGGTCGGCGCGGGCAACATCAGTACGACGACGACATCGCCGCAAACCGTGAACTCAACCGCGTTGACGCGGTACACCGACGGCGCGGGCGTGTATGGCAGCTTCGATGTGGTTGCGGCGCTCGGCGGCACGGCATCGAACATCACCGTGACTTACACCAATCAAGCGGGGACGGGGTCGCGATCGTCGGGCGCGGTAGCAATGACCACATCGGCGATTGCCTTCCGCTTGCAGCCGACGGCGAATGAGTGGTCGTTTCCGTTGCAGTCGGGCGATCTTGGCGTGAAAAGCGTTGAAACGGTGACATTTAGCGCGTCGATGACTGGCACGGGGACACTGGGACTGATCTTGTTCAAGCCGCTGATGTTCTACTCAACGTTCGCGACGACGTCGGTAATCGAGCGGTCGCCGGTGTCAATGATGGCCGGGTCGTTGACGTTGGGCGAGACTGCCGGTGGCAAGCTCGGCTGTTACACGTTTATGACACGCACGTCGACCACATCGACGGGCTTGCAGACGTACCAGTGGTTCGGAGTGTACGGCTAAATGGCGATGCCAGGACTGGGCGGTGTTATCGCTGGAGCGGGTGAGTGGGCCGGCGCGACGGGCTGGTACCCATACTCGTTCGTCGGCGATAAGGACAAGTGGCGTAATGTCGCTGGTGAAACGACCACGAACACATTCCCGCGTTGGCCGATGGTGTCGCCGTTCCGGACGAGATCGACAACGCTCGCCAACATCGCGCACGTGAGCGGCGCGGCGGCTCTGGTGGGCAAAGTCCGGGACATTTCGAGCAGCGTCGCCCACACCTCACTGGCTGTTCGTATTGTGGACTGGCAACGTCCGATTACCTCGAACATTGCCCATGGTGAAGTTGTCGTTCGGCTGGTTGACTGGCAGCGGTCAACGAGCGCGACAACGAACCACACGACGAACGCGGGTCGGTTGGTAGGGTACGTCCGACCGGCGAACGTCGCCGCGATCAACCACACCAGCGTCGCCGACCGTCAGCAGGGCCGACTGCGCGACGTGACCAGCACGATCAGCCACACGTCGACCGCCGCGCGACTGCTCGCGCGGTTACGGTCGGTGACAAGTTCGATTGCGCACACGTCAGCAGCGGCGCGGGTGGTCGACTGGCTTCGGTCGATCAGCGCCAGCGTCGCGCACACGTCGAGCGCCACGCGGTCCGTCGGGTGGTTGCGGTCGGTTAGTGTTGCCGCAATCAGCGTTGCCACCGCCGCCAGCCGCAGCGTGGCGTGGGTCCGCGCGATCGCGGCGTCAATTAGCCACACTAGCGGCGCGGACCGATCAACGAGCGGCGGCGGCGCACAGACAAGATCAATCACGTCAAGCGTTGTGCACTCGTCTGCTGCTGCGCGGTTCACCGGGTGGCAACGGTCGGCGAGTTCGACTGTCGTCCATTCGTCGGCTGCAACTCGCAGCGTCGACTGGTTGCGCGGCGTCACGAACGTGGTCGCGCACACGTCGAGCGCGGCGCGGCTGGTCGACTGGCGTCGCGCGATCTCGTCGTCGATCTCGCACGCAGTGGAATGGATCAGGGTTCGATCCTGGCCGGGTCGGGCGGTTGGCTCAACGGTGATGTCACCGTTGGCCAGCGCGACGACCGCGACGGCGACCCTTGCCGCATCGGCGACGACGACAAGCGCACTGGCTAGCAGCGCCACCACGGTCAACGCAGTTGGCGCATCGGTGACCACGATGGCGCCACTCGCGACAGCCACGACGGTGGGGGAGGTTTAGCCGATGACGGACCTGAGCATCACCCGTGGCGATACCCGAACCTTTACGCACACGATCACACGCAGCGCCGTCGCGGTCGATCTGACTGGCGCGACGCTATCGTTTATGGTCAAAACGGACGCCTATCAGGCCGACGTCGACGCCGTCATCACCAAAACGATCGGGTCAGGCATCGTCGTTTCGGCGCCGGCGACCGGGGTCGCGGTGACGACCGTGCTCCCAGCTAACACGTCGGGACTGGCGGCGGGCCGGCTGGATTACATCTGGGAGCTGGTGATGACCGAGGCGAACGGCGTGGTGACCACGGTCGAACGGGGTGCCTTCGTGATTTCGGCGGGTTAGGGGAGGAGGGACGCGCGATGGCCTACCCGTACACGTACGGCTACTGCGAGGAGGGCGACGCGCTGGCAAACGTCGCCTGGGTGCCGCAGACATTGAGCGATACCACCAAACCGACCTTGGCGCAGTGTCGGGAGTGGATTGGCGAGGTGGCGGCGCTGATCGATGCGCGGCTGTACGCGCTCGGCTACGCCGTGCCGACGACGGTCACGGCGGGAACGCTGACCGGAAACAACCTCAAGCACTGGTCGGCGGTTGGCGTTGCGGGGAAGGTGGCGTTATCGCTCGAAAACGCGATGCGCGATCCGGGACAGCGGACGGCGGGGCAGGATCGCTGGGGCACGTTTATGCGCTGGCTCTACGACGACAACCAGATCAAGGCGGCGATGGCGACATCGGGGACGGACGCCGACGAGATGACCAACCCGTTGACCGACGGCTCATTGGACGTCGATACCGGCCTGGTGTCGGAGCCGTTGTTCCGGGTAAGGATGGCGTTCTGAGATGGTGGCGGTTCACTTCGACACGCGCCAACTGCGGGACCTCGGCGGGCGTTTCCAGCGGGTGACGCCAGAACGGCAACAAGGCTTTATCCGTATGGTCGAGTCGCTCGGTAAAAACTTGGCCACGGAGATGCGAAGCCGCGCGCCGGTCGGCAAAGGCCCGGCGAAGGGGCGGCCACGGTTGCGCGACACAATCCAAAGCAAGGTCAATCAGCGCGGCGCGCGGTCGGTCAGTTTGTCCGTGTTTGTCGCCGCGCGCCACGCCTGGTATGTCGTGTACGGCACGCGACCGCACCCGATCACGCCGAAGCCGCCGCGCCGTTACCTGAGGTTTACGGTTGGTGGGCGGGTGGTGTTCGCGCGACGCGTGAATCATCTCGGCACGCGACCGAACCGGAAATGGATTGATGACGCCGTCCAGGCGACCGGAATTGAGCGCGAACTTGGCCGCTACGCCGGTCGGGTGACGCGGGATTTGGTGACCTAGATGGCGAACGCGGCGCACCAGATCAAAAGTGGCGCAAAGGCGCTGCTGGAAGGATTGACGACCGAGGCGGGCTACACGCTGCGGCAGGTGTCGATCGACCAGCCGGTATTGACGCCAAGCGCCGGCACTCAGACCGCGCCCGCCGAGGCGTGGATCGAGGTCGACGGTTTCGGCCAACTCGACCCGAGCGGCGGTCACGCCGGCGTCGTTGTGACGCCGTGGTCGATCTCGGTCTACGTGGCGATTTACTGGCAGCAGGACGCGGCGTTGATGAACGCGCTAACGACCCAGTTCGCGGTCGGTGTCCGCGACCTGTTCACGGCGCACGCGCGCGGCGGGGTCAACCCATCGACCGGCATCATTGTGCGCATGGTGACCGTGGACAGTTGCGAGGTGGTCACGTTAGCCGACGACGGCGGCATCGCTTGGCGCGAACTGCGATTTCGGCTAACCTATTACGAGCGAGCGGCGGTCACGGTGACCGATCCGTAAACAGGAGGTGAACGATGAAAATCTTGCGTTGGACCGGGCCAGCCGAGGGGCAGATCAGTGGTGTACCGTCCGGGTACCGCGAGGTGAACGGGATGGCGGTTGGCGTGGAAAGCGAATGGGAAGACGACGAGGCCGAGCGGCTGATGAAGGAGTACCCGAGGCACTTTGTCGCCGTGAGCCGCAAGAAAGTTGAACCGGCGCCGGCGCCGGTCACGACGAGAGAAACCGAGGCGAGTCCGGCGCCGTAATCGCGTCGAACTGGAGGTGCAGCAATGACCGTCGCAACCAGGTATGTTCAGGTCGGGCTGGAGGCCAACAACACGTTTGGCACGATCGCCACGACCATCGACCGGCGCATGCCGATGGAAGTCGACTTTTCGCCACAGCAAGAGTGGCACGAGACCAAGCTCGCACGGGGCGACTTCGCGTCGAATTCGCGGGTCACGCCGACGAAATTCAGCGTGCCGTTCACGCTGTCCGCCGAGTTCACGCCGGATAACGAGGCGGTGTTTTTTCACAACTTGTGTCACGTCATCGCGAAGACGACCGCCGGCACGGGGTACAAGCGCACGTGGCAGTCGACCGGCGTGGCGGCGACACTCAAGACGTTCAAGCCGTTGTCGATCGAGCATTACGACGGCGAGTACGGTTGGCAAGCAATCTCCGCGATGCTCGAATCGTGGTCGTGCAAGGGTGAGCAGGCCGGTGTGGTGACATCGGAGTTTAGCGGCACGGCGCAGAAGCTGGACGACAACAACAGCTTGACGTCCAACTCGCTCTTGGTCACGCAAAACCTGATGGACTGGCAGCGGTACGCGTTTCTCGACGCCGCCGGGGCCGTGCCAGCGGCGGCGGTCAGCGATACGGTTCTCAACTTCGAGGTTGGCCTCCAACGCGAGATCACCTACTACTACGGCGGCGGCGGCAACCGGCATTGGATCGCGGCGCGGCGCGGACCGTTGATGCCGGTATTCAAAATCCGCACGTTGTCGAACGCCAACGTGTTGGAGTACGACACGTGGCAGGCGGGCGCTGGCGGCACGGCGACGGCGGGCACGCAAAAAGTGGCGATGCTCGAACTGCGCGGGGACAGCCTCGGCGGCGGCGAGTACACCGGTCTGAAGTTCATCGTCGCCGGCAAGTGGCGGAGTTGGAAGCGTGGCCAGGACGGTCAAGGCGTCATCGTCGATCACGAGATGATCCCGGTGGTTGACCCGACGTTGGGCTACGACTGGCTGATGGAGATTCGCAACAACGTCAATAGCACAGGCGCCGGCAGCTATCCGTAAGCTGAGGCCCGAGGGGAGAGATGACCAACGATGACGACCACAACCAGCACCCGACAACTGCCGATACTCGGGCTATCGGTCGACCTGGGCGACTTTCAGCCCGAGTTCGCCGGTTTCGAGATCACGTTTCGGCTGCTCCCGATCAACGCGGATCGGGCGCGGCTGATGGATTTCTTGGGCGCGCAGGCGCAGATCGCCGCCAAGGTCAAGCGGCAACAGACCGCGCTCGCCGCGGCGCAAGCCGAGAACGCCGAGGCGGCGCCCGACGCGCTGATCGAGGCGTTGCCGGAGCAGCTTGCGGCGACCGCCGCGCTCACCGAGAAACGCATCGTATTTCTGGCTGGCGCGGCGCAACGGGCGAATTTCGGCGATGCGCCGCCAACCGCCCCGGAATTCTGGGACGCGGTGCCGTCGCCGCTTCAGGACTCGATTTTTGAGCGGTTGCAAACCCGTTACCTGACCGGCGGCAGTGGCAGCGGAGGCGGCGAAGGCGCAAACCCAAATCACAACGGTACCGTAGCCGCGTCCGTTTCTACCTCTTAGGCGGTCCGACCGACGATTACCTGATGGCCGAGCGGGTCAAAAAAGCCGTGTTTTGCCAGGCGTACCCTGGCGCGCTGGCGACCTACGACCAGATGGACGCCGACGAAACCGAGGCGCTCATGACCATCTGGGAAGAGCAGCAAAAGCTGCGCCGCGAAACGATCGAGAAAGGCGCAAAACGTGGCCGACACCAAGCGCGTTGACATTGGCATCTACGGCCAGGACCACTTGTCGCCGACCCTGAACAAATTGGGCACGGCGATGGGTGGCGCGTCGGGCGCTGCCAAAAACGTCGCTCTGGCTGCCGGCGCGGCGGCGGTGGGCGGGATCGCGGCGCTGACGGCCGGCAGCGTGGAGGCGGTATCAACGTTCACGCAGTTTGAAAAGGCGTTGAGTGGCGTCGCCGCGGTGTCCGGGCTGTACAAGGAAGCGATGTCGAGCAACGCCGAGGCGTCGGCGGCGGCCAAGGGTCAGATGCAGGCGTTGCACGATCTGGACCTCAAGCTCGGCAAGGACACGGTGTTCTCGGCGCGCGAAGCCGCGCAGGGCATGGAAGAGTTGGTCAAAGGTGGCGTCAGCGTTCAGGACGTGCTGAACGGCGCGGCAGCGGCGACGCTCAACCTGGCTGCCGCTGGCGAGGTGTCTCTGCCGAAAGCGGCGGAAATCGCGTCGAACTCGATGGCGATGTTCGGCATCAAAGGCGACGGCATGGCGCACGTGGCCGACTTGATCGCCGGCGCCGCGAACGCGTCGTCACTGTCGGTTACAGACTTCGGCTACTCGCTTCAGATGGCGGGGGCGATGGCGGCGCAGGTCGGCCTCTCGTTTGACGACACGGCGCAGGCGATCGCGGTGCTCGGGCAGATGGGGCTCAAGGGGTCGGACGCGGGGACGTCGCTCAAGACGTTCTTGGCGAACTTGCAGCCAAGGACCAAAGACGACATCGCGCTGTTCAAAGAGCTTGGTTTGATGCAAGAGCAGCTCATCACTGGCGCGAACAAGACCGGCAACGCGTTTTTCGACGCCCAGGGCAAAGTCAAGGGCATGGCCGAGATCGCCGGGCTGTTGCAAGACGCGCTCAAGGATATGTCGAGCCAGGAGCAGGCCGACGCGCTGTATAAGATGTTCGGTTCGGACGCGATTCGGGCGGCGTCGATTTTCGCGAAGCAGGGCGCCGAGGGGTTCCGCGAAATGGCCGACGCGATGTCGAAGGTGACGGCGGAGGAGGTGGCCACGGCGCGACTGGACAACCTGGCCGGGTCAATCGAGCAGATGAAGGGGTCGGCGGAGACGCTGGCGATTATGTTCGGGGAGCGGTTGGCGCCGGGCGTGCGGGTGGCGGTGGACGAGATCACCGGGTTTTTGAACAAGCTGATGGAGTCGCCGGACGCGATGGCGGCGGTCGCGGGCGTGGGTGATGCGTTTGGTTCGGCGGTGCAAGGCGTCCTGAACGCGATCAGCGGCGCACAAGACGCGGTCTCCGGTTTGGTGAGTTGGTACCAGTCGCTCGACGCGACGCAACAGACGGCGATTGGAGGCTTTGCAGCCGGGGCTACGGCGGCGCTGGCCTTGACGGCGGTGATTGTGGGGTTGGGTCCGCCGTTGGTGGCGGCGATCGCGGGGTTCGCGGCGTTGACGGTGGCGATGGGGCCGATCTCGCTGGCAATTGTCGGGATCGCCGCCGTCGCTGGGTTGCTGGGCGCGGCGTGGGCGACGAACTTTCTGGACATTCAGACGCACACGGCGAACGCGCTGTCGGCGATCCAGACGTTCGGCGCCGCGATCATGGCGGGCGACTGGCAAACGGCGTTCAGTGGTTGGGGTGAAGCGGCGAGCGGCGCTAGTCAGGCCATCGCCGACGAGATCAGTGGCCTGTCGACCGGCGTCGCCGGTTGGTTCGATGAGATGGCGAATGCGGCGCTGGGCTGGGTCGGCGAATTGACCGGCTCGGTGATCGCTGGCGTTCAGTCGTTCATTGACGGGGTGATCGCGGCGGGCGCGCAGTTGGTCGCTGACGTCGCGAGGTGGGCGGAGCCGTTTGTGACCTGGTCGGCTGACGTGCTGCGCATTGGCCGGATCATCGCGACGTTCTACGCGCTCGAATTCCTGGAACTGCTCGGGCAGATGGTCGCGCCGTTAGTCGCGTGGACGGTCGACCGGGCGCGCGACCTGTCGCAGTGGGTGAGCGACGCGTGGAACGCCGCAAGCGGCTTTCTGGGCGGCTACTGGTCAGGGTTCAGCGCCTGGTTGGCGAGCGTGGTGGGTCCGGTCGCGGCCTGGGCCGGCGATCGTGTGCGCGATCTATCGCAGTGGGTCAACGACGCGTGGACGGCGGCGAGCGGCTTCCTGGCCGCGTTCTGGGGGTCGCTTGCCGAGTGGTTATCGACGACCGCGTCGTCGATCGCGGCGGCGGTGACCGAGTGGGTGACGGCGCTGTCGGAATGGGCGGGGCAGGTTTGGGTGAGTGTCCACGACTACCTGAAGACCCTGGCGTTACAAATCCTGGGGTGGGTGTCGGACACGGCCAGCAGCCTGGCCACCGCCGCGCTGCGCTTGGGCGGTCAGTTGGTCGACGGGTTCGTGACCGGCATTCAGAACAACGTCGGGCGGGCGGTTGGCGCGATCCAGTCGTGGGCGGAATCGGTGGTGAAGGCCGCCCAGGACAAGTACAAGATCGAGTCGCCGTCGAAGGTGTTTTACGAGATCGGCGTCAACGTGATGCAGGGGTTCATCGACGGGATCGACGCCAAACTCAGCGATGTGATCGACGCGGTGACCGATTTGGGCGAGACGACGATCGACACGGCCAACGCGGTGTTGCAGAACGCGCCGTCACGGCGGTTGCGCCAGGTCGGCGAGGACTTGGTTTACGGATTGTCGGCGGGCGTTTACGCTGCGACGCCGGACGCGGTCGCCGCCGTCACGACGATGGCCACCACGGCGATCAACACGGCCAAGCGCAAGATCGGCGGTATGGGTCGGGTCGCTGAAGAACTCGGCATGGAGATCGTGGACGGCGTCACGTCGGGTCTCAAGGCGCACGGCCAAACGGTGATTGATGAGGCGTGTAAGACGGGTCACAAGGCGGTCAAACAGATCGCCGATTGCGCCGAGCACGAAGCGCCGAAGGCGATGCGGCAGGCGACCGAGGCGGTCGCGCGTGAGACGCGATCTCACGGCGAACGCGAACTGGGCGCCGCCGGGCGGGCGGTTGGTCAGGCGTTCGCGAAGGCGGTCGGGCCGGAGGTTGAGGAAGTGCTGTCGAAGGGTCTGGGGAAGATGACGACGGCGCGCCTTGAACGTGAAATCCAGGACGGAGCCTACCATTACGCCCGCACCGAGTACCGCGCCTACATGGAAGAACTGGCCCGGCAGTCGGCGTACTACCTGAAGCAGCGGACCGGGCTGATGGGCTGGGATCCACATCGCGCGCCGATCCCTGTCTACAACGTGGCGCAGGGGCGCGAGGCGATCACTTCGTGGTCCGAAGCGTTCGCCAACGGCGTCGCTGACGGGTTTCCCGGTTCGTTCTCAGCGCGCGTTCGCACTGGCGGCGGTCTCGCGCGGGTCGGTCAGGAAATCGGCGCGCAGCTTGGCCAGACCATCGGCCAGGCGACCGCCGACGCCTACGTGAACCACATTGCGGCGCGGAGCGACGAGATTCGTCGGCGGGTTGGCGGCATTCAGGGCGTTGACGCCGAATCGCCGTTCGGTCGCCACGGGCGCGGGTTGATGTCGCCTTATGAGGCTGACCAGTACCCGTACCTGAGCAACCCGCAAGCGCAAGAGGCGATGCGAAAGCGCGCGGCGGCGATGCAAGAGGAATGGGCGCGGATTTGGGAGGAAACCTCCCGGCGGCGTGTCGGTGGGTTACAGGGGATTGATTCGTTCGGCAACAACGCGGCTAAACAGTTTGGCGAGGCGTTCGTCCACGGCACAGCGGCGGCGGCGCCGGACATCGCGCGCGACACCGTCGAGTCGCTGCAAAGCGCGATTCGCAAAGAATTGCTGGAAGCGGGCAAAGACGCCGGCAAAGAGTTCGTGAAAGGGTTTCGCGAGCAGGCCAAAAAAGACCTGGCGAAAATCGGTTCGGCGTTGATGCCACCGGGAACCGACTACGGGTTTGACTCAGCGCCGACTGGCAAGCCGGGAGTTGGACCGGGTGGCGCGTTCAATGCGTTGATGGCGTCCATGCGCCAAATGTCCGGCGGGCAATGGGAGACCTACCTCCAGGATTGGTTGCAACGATTGGGTATGGGCAACACCACGTTTTCGCCGGTCGGCGGCAAAACACGCGACGAGATGATGGAGTGGCTCGCCGGGTTGATCTCGACGGGCTGGGTTGGCGCGAACGGCTGGCGTCGGTTACTCAACTTCGACGGCGATCTGTTCAACCACCCGTTTGACCAGGGGATCGAACGGGCGGCGGGGCCGGCGCCGAAACGAGGTCTGGCCGAGGGTGGCATTGTGCGCCGCCCGATCCTGACCTGGATCGGCGAGGGGTGGGAGTCTGAGGCGGTGGCGCCACTGTCGGACCTGAAGTCCTACATTCGGGGCGCGGTGTCGGAGGGCGGTGGCGGGGCGCAGGTGGTGCACCAGACGTGGAACGTCAACACGACGCTGGACCTGGAACGGCTGGCGGACCGGGTCGCCGAGAAGCTGGGGCGCCGAACGCGTAGCCTGCAGTTGAGCGGCGGGATTGGGGTGTCGTAGTGGCGCATCTGCTGCGGCTGACGGACGGCGTGACGACGATCGAACTGGGCGGGACCGATACCAGTTATGGGGTCCACGACGCGGGGTTTGATCCGGGGTACCCACCGATCGTCAAAACGGAGCGCAAGGTGTCGTTGATCCGGACGGTACACCGCGTGATCGCGCACTCGCACGGCAATCGACCGATGACGATTCGACCGATGGTGGCGGGCGCGTCGCCGGACGCGTTGCAGGTGGCGCAGGCGCGGTTTGACGCGCTGATCGAGCAGTCGCGGCGGCGGTCGGAACTGGGCGAAACGATGCTGGGGAACCGGCCGGTGTACCTGGTCTGGCAGTTGCAGAACTCGACCAAGCGCTACTGGTCGCCGGTGCGGGACGGGTATTGGGAGTTTCCCCAAGACTGGTTTTCGTTCGGGTTGGTGGCGGACGCGGTTTTCGAGTCGACGTTGCGGTTGGAAGCTGATCCGTACCTGCATGGACCGTGGCGACCGATCGTCGAGCGGCAGGGATCGTCCTCGGCGTCGGGCCTCGGCTACGGGTCGGGGTTGGTGCTCAACGGGACGAACTGGGTGGTGATGCCGGGCACGACCGAACTGACGGTCAACTCAGGCGTCATCTCGTTTTGGTTGTGGAACACGCACGCCTACAACGCGGCGACGAAAACGATTTTGCACGAGCAGTCGGGCAATTTCAAACTCCAACTTGATTCGAGTCGGTTGACGTTCTCGGTTAATTTCAACGTCGGAGGTGTGCCGACCGCCGGGTCGACCTACATCACGCTCAATAGCGGGACGTGGGCGGCGGACTCGTTGCACCACATTTGCCTGACCTGGGGCCAGTACGGGACGGACTATCAGCACGGGTTGGCGCTCTACCTCGATGGCGTCAAGTCGGTGACCGGCAACGTCGGGTCGGTGACGGCGCTGTACACGATGGGTCAGATTCGGGCGGGGCGGGAGTGGGACAACTCCAACCAGTTCACCGGCGCGATCGACGACATTCGGCACGGGCTCAACTTTGACGGCATCTATCTCGTGAGCGCGGCGGACCTTTACAGCGGCGGCAAAGAGGCGGATTCACTGACGACGGTTGGCGACCTCGACACTTGGTTTCGCGGCGACGCGACGTATCCGAGTTACGTGGATGTGGGCGGTGTGCCGGGGAACGTGGCGCCGAACGTGCGGGCGACGCTGGGCGTTGTGTCGGGTGGGACGGGGCTGGCAAAGTTGTGGGCGGCGAACCGGGTGAAGCCGTCGACTAGCTTCACGCACCAGCGTGAGGCGGAGTCGTTCAACACGTTGTTGACGGGCGCGAGCGCGGCGGTGGACGCGGCGTGCTCGAACGGCAACCGGTTGGACAGCGCGCGGACGCCGCCGAACGCGCCGACCAGCGTCACGGTGACGCCACAAGGGACGCCCGGCTCGACGACCTACAACTACTGGGTCGTGGCCGTGTTCTCGGACGGCTCGGAGTCGCTGGTGTCGTCGGGTGGCACAACGACGACCGGCAACGCGACGCTGTCTAGCACGAATTTCAACCGGATCACGTGGGCGGCGGCATCGGGCGCGGTGGGCTATATCATCTGTCGGGTTGACCAACGGTCGAAGGTCGGCCAGGTCGGCGCGGTGACGACGTTTGACGATACGGGCTACAGCGTGACGCCGTACACGCGCAGCAAGGAGTCGGTGGTCGCGACGGCCTACGACTACATCTATGGCCCGGACTTCTACGGGTTCTATCGGATCAAAGCGCGGTGCCGAATCAACCACACGTACCCGACCTGGTTTCAGGTGGTGGTGGCGCAGGGCGACGCGACGTACGCGCGATTCAGCACGGCGCAACTGATCGACTCGGCGCTGAATGGCTATTGGCAAGAACTCGACTTCGGGGTGTTTCCGATCCCGTTGGCGGCGACGCCGGAGGGTATGCTGGCGGAGTGTACGGTGACGCTGTACGACTCGGGCAATTCGACATACCCGGCGCAGTGGGACCGGGTGCAGTTTATCCCGTTTGGGGACAAGCTCGATTACGTGGAGTGGCGGCCGGCGTCGACGGCGCCGCTGGCGTCGTTGTCGTGGGCGCAGTTCCGCGAGGACGGCGAGGTATACCGGGTCGAGTTTGACGCCGCGAACTCGCCGCGGTTCAAGACGCCGACGGGCGCGATCGACGGGAAATTTCCGACACTCGTGCCGGGGCAGACGAATCGACTGATTTTTGGCGGGAATCGGGCGACGAACACGGAGTCGGTCATCACCGATCAGGTGGTGTTTTACGGCGCGATTCAGGGCCGGACGATCAATCTGAGGTGAGGCCGAGGTGACGCTGGCGCTGCGTTTTTACGACACGTCGGGTAAGCTGGTAAGCCGATTCGGCGAGCCGGCGGAGATCGTGTTTTCGACGAAGTTGCCGGGCGGCTGTTGGGAGTTGTCGGCGACGGTCGTGGGGGCGCAGACCGAACGATGGGTCGAGCTCGACGAGCAGACGATGACGCGGTGCGAGCTGACCGACGCCGGCGGCCAGGTGATTTGGTCGGGACGGCTGGCGCGACCAGTGATCCGGGAGGATCAGTCGCGGTTGGTGTGCGAGGGGTGGGGGTTGTCGATGTGGGACAACCCGGTGACGTTGACGGTGGCGCCAACGGTGTACGCGCACGGTGTGATCTACCAGTTGCTGCAAGCCTGTCCGCTGTTGAGCCAGGACACGGCGCTGATCGTGACGACCAACACGACGGACCTGGGTAACGGCGGCCAGGTGATCTACGATTTCCAGCGACCGGGGGACATTTTGACCAACCTGGTCAAGATCGGGTCGGCGGCGGGGGCGCCGCACTACGCGCGGGTGGGCGCGGACAAGCGGCTGGAGTATTTCGCGCGGCCAACGGCGATCCATTGGACGACCACGATGGCGGACATCTGGAGCGAGTGGGAGTTTGAGGCGGATCGGTCGGCGATGTACTCGGCGGTGGTGGTGGAGTACACGGACCTGGCCGGGACGCGGCAGCGGAGCCGACCGTATAGCCGGGAGGATACGGCGCAAAAGCTGGGGTACAGTCGGACCGGGGTGTACGCGTTGCCGCGGGAGTTTCGGACGTGGGAGGGCGCCGGGTCGTCGCCGGTGCGCAATATCGCGCTGGCCTGGTTGGAGACGCGGTCAAGGCCGACGCTGCGGTCGTCGGACATGGTGATCAAGGGTGGGGTGGTGCGCGACCCCCGGGGGATCGAGTGGCCGTCGTACTACGTCAAGGCGGGTGAGGTCGTGCAGATCGTGGATTTGCCGCCGTACGTGGCGGGGTATAGCCAGATTTTCGACGACCGGCGGACGTTTTTGGCGATCGCGACGGAGTATGACGCGGAGACGCGTGAGCTGAAGGTGACGCCTGAGAATGCGCCGGAGACGGTGGAGGTGATGGTGGCGGGGCTGATGACCGAGGTGAATCGACTCGCGCGGTAGGGTGCGAGCGAACGAAACGACAAGCTGAAAGGTGGCGGGGGCAACCGATGTGGCAGAAAGGACAGGACGGGGTGGAACTGGACCTGCAATGGCTGGTCACGCCGCTGATTGGATTGGTGAGCGCGATTGCTGGCGGGTTGGCAGCGAAGGCGTTTGAGATGTGGCGGCGAGGTCGGGCGACGGAGACGGAGGCGGATCGCAACGCGGCGCAGGCGATTGATGCGCGGGTGGAGGCGCTGGCGCGGTTGGTGGACACCTGGCAGCGTCAGGCGGAGCGGCTCGACGATCGGGTGAGCGCGCAGCAGGCGGAGATTGAGCGGCTGGAGGCTGAGGTCTTGGAGATGCGAGCGGTGCTACAGATAGAGCGGGCGGCGCGGTTGGCAGCGGAGACGCGGGCGCGGGAACTCGAGCTGCGGCTGACGGAGTTGGAGCGGCTTGGGCGCTGCGGGTGATAGGAGGTGAGTGAGATGCGTGGCAGGTCGACGGGCGAGGCGGTGGCGGTGCTGGTGGGGCTGTTGGTGGCGCTGAGCGCGCTGCTGGGGTGGTTTGGGTTTTGCCTGGCGCTGGGCGCGGTGTGGGCGCTGCGGCTGACGGGAGGTTGGTGAGATGTCGTTGGATCAGCTGGTGGCGGGGACGCTGCGGCTGTTGGCGATTGAGCCGACGCCGGAGTTGGTGACGGCGCTGGTGCGGGCGATCCGGATCGAGTTGGCGGGTGTGGCCTTGACGGCGCTGGACGGCGCCGTCAAGGTCGTGCAGGGCGAGCCGGGTTGGACGTGGGGCTACTTGGCGACGGCGACGGTGATCGCGGCGTTGGCCGGGGTCGCGAAATTTGTGCGGGACGTCACAGGCCGGTCGATCGGCCTGTGACGGGAGATGAGATGTGTTGACCGGGAGGCGCACAGTTGAACAATCAGGTGAGTGAGGCGGCGCGGGAGTTGGGGGTCGATCTGCTCAACAAGCTGCGGGAGGCGCGTCAGGCGGCGTTGACGGCGGGGGTGGCAGAACCGCACACCTACACGCTGACGGAACAGCAGTGGGCGGCGCTGGGGCGCCAGGTGGAGCGGACGCGGCTCTCGGGATCGTGTGTGCTGATCTATCACTCTCCGCCGCGGCAGACGCCGTCTGAGGTGGAGGGGCTGACGTACCTCGGGACCGTGGTCGGGGTGCATTGCTACTCGGAGGGTGAGGCCCCGTTTTGACAACGGCTGGCGCGGTTGGTTCTGGCGCGGGCTGATCCGGGCTGGCCGCAATTCCCGACGCCTCCTCTCCTCTCTCCCCGACGCCGGCGGTGGTGGCAGCTACCGCCGGCGTTTTGTTTGGCCAATCTGACCAAACGAGTTTTGAGCAATTTCGCGGATTGCCTCCAAAAACCCTTGGCAGCATAGTCGTGTATGATGTATTCTGAGGTCAGAAAGACGAAAGGAGAACAAAACGATGACCGTCCAAAGTCGTTACCCGAATGACCGAATTGTGATCTGCGCCGGCGTGACATCTGCACCGATCGATACTGCCGTTCTGTGCCCGCATTGTGGCGCAAAAGGTCGCCACATTTACCAGTTGGTCGGCGAGAGCGGCCAGACCTACGGCGCGATGGCCGGTTGCGCCGCTGACTGGCCGAAGGCTGACAAGCGGCTCTACAGGGACTCAGTCGACCTGGTCGGCAAAGAACGCGAAGCGCGCGAAAGTGGTCGGCGCCTGGCGAGTTGGGACAGCCGACGACTGGCGGCGATGGCGGCATTCGCTCTTGGCGAAATCAACCTCACGGCGCTGTACACGGTGATGGACACTGAACGCATGCGCAAAGCCAACTGGATCAGATCACGACGAGCCGCCTAACGCGGTTCCTGTCGCCGGCTAACAAAACCAAGCGCCGGCCTGATGAGGCCCAGCGGAGCGAAACGGAATAAGGCAAAGAATGGATGCCAGCAACATCGGGCGCGCGCTGCGCGCCCTCCAACCAACTGCCGCCGTCAAGTGCGTCGAGTGCGGCGCCGAATTTATGGCGATCAAGTCGCGGCCAGGCCGGTACTGCTCACGGCAATGCCGCGACCGTGATACTCAGCGCCGCCGTGGCGAACGCCGCCGGGCCGCGAAGGCGGGGCAGGTGATAGACTGAAAGGGCGTCGGGCCGTTGGTCACGGTTACTGTCTGTCCGTGCCCGCTCCCTTGTCCGACGCCTCTACCCTTGACGCCATAAGGCAAGTTTGCGGTACGGGGCCGCGACGCGACCGTTCATCTTGATGTGACGGCGCCCCTGGGTGACCGAGACGTTCCGTCTCGGTCACCCAGGGGCGTCAATCTCCGACTCGTCGTTGGCCACGGTCGGCGACGATGTGGCGGGAGTATCGATGTCGAAGTTCAATGCCTGGTTGCATGTATGTAGCCAGGCATCTTTGTTTCGGGGTTGAAAGTCCCAGACGTGTTGGTACATCGTCTTGCCGGACCCATCGACGTAGGTGGTTATGGTCGGTAGGCCGAAGAGCGGCGATTGGGCGATCTCACGCTGTTGTCGATACCAAATACGGGCGCGAACCGCCCGGCGTCGCTGGCCAGTGACCCGGTGTGGTCGGTGACGGTGACGATGCGCTTTCATGCTTGATCCTCTATGCGACGCCAGAGTTCGGCGAAGGCTGCCGCAGCCTGTTGAGGCACAACGCCGTTACCGAGGAGGTGGAGTCGGTCCAGCCCTCGGGCAAACCCAGGAGACGCTCGACAAATTGGGGGTGGGGCGCCACCCGCGTCCAGCCATTCGGACCACGTAGCAAACCGTTCGAGCGCCGGGAAAAGCCAGTCGGAATCCGAGTGAGAGTCCACCGATACCGGAGCAGAGGTCAAGCACGCGGGTTGGTTGGGGATATGCAGCCACATCAACTTTCCGTCCGTGCCTGGGGAGGTGTCGGTCGGATATCAACCCCCGCCTCAGGCGGCGCGCTGTTGAGCGCCGCCGCGCTTGGTGGCGAATCGGGTCATTCGGCGTCTCGCATTTCGCGAACGATGGTTTCGGGTGGCCGAAGGTCAGCCACGGGAATAATCGCGCCTCGTGCTTGACGAAACGCAAAGGGGTCAACAGGTTGGTCAACCTCCTGCGATGGCAACGGCAGCGCCAGTTGACCGTGGTCGTTGGCGGACGGTCTCATCTGGACAGGCTCGCCAACGGCGATGGTGAGCGTGGTGTCGACGATCGCGCCGCCGCACTTTGGACACGCCGCCGGCGCGCGGTCGGGCAACCAGCGCGTTGATCGGCACTGCACACAGTGCTTGTAGTGGAGCGTGTGCGTGGTCATGGTGTTACTCCTTTCCGTCAGGCCGCCACCAGCCCGAGAGTTCGAGGCCGAAACTCACGGCGGTGACGATGATTGCGGCGGCAATAAAGAGCGCCAAACCGAACAGACCATCTTCGAGGATCACGACGTTTCCTCCTGGTTTGCCAGAGCCACCAACCGGATTGTCAGTCGCGCCGGCTCATTGGGGGCGCGAACGATGCAGTCACCGAGTACGTCGCAATCGCGGTCGTTGGCGCGCTCGACGTCGATGCCAAATCGCACGCGGTTGAGCGCGTCCCAAACCGCGTCCTGGACCAGCTTGTGTAGGTTGTCGGCGTCAAACCGACATTGGTTCCGCCCGAATCGCCAGACCAGTTCGAGACCAAAACGCCCGACGTGGCGCACGATGGCGCGGTATTCGCTTTTGATGAGTTCGGCCCATGCGTAGTCGCAGACGGTGTGATGCCACGCCGCCGCGGCGGGCGTCTTGGCTTTTTGGCCATTTGGCAGCATCTTGTACATCTGATTGACCGACACCGGCCAGGCGCCGAGCGATCCGGAAGTGAGCGGAATCGTGACTGTCAGTTCTGCGATTTGGGTTTGAATTTGAGTATCGATCATTCACCACTATCCTGTCTGTATGCGAACATCGGCAACCCGTGGTATTCGTCGACGGGCAGACAGTGCGGGCTAAACCAGATCACCTCGCGCGGGCGGTTGAACCGCGCGTCTCTCCCGGCCAGTCCACTGTAACCGCCCTGCGTGCGCCAGTAGTGCGCCGTCCAGTCTGGCGGCATCGTGGCGCAGTGTTCATCTTCGATGCCGCAGAGCGCAATCCGCAGCCGTGGATTGTCGCCGTTGGTGATTGCCCAGTCGCGAACGGCGGCGCTGACGTTGGTCTCGACTGTGTACAGCGTCGCACAGCGCATGGTCTGGTCATACGGCGGGTCGAGTAGGACGCCAGTCAGTCCGATATGGGTTGTCGGTGATGGTCCGCAGATGCGCGACCAGTCGCCGCAGCACACGCGGACGCGCCGCAACCGCTCCGCCAACGCGGTGAACCACGCGGGCACATCGCGCCCTTGCACGTGGACGCCTTGGCCTGTTTGGCCAGGACCACCACAGAGATGAGGCCGTTGGCGCGAAATGCCAATCCGGTGGACGCCTCGGCCGGCATTGCCGAGATGAGGCAGTTGGCGATTGACGCCAATGGCGTCAGGGTCAACATCGGGCGTTGTGTTGCGGTTGACGAGACGGCCCGTCTCGTCAACGACCCACGGGCCGTCAGTCTCGCACCAACTGCCGCCGATCCAGGCGCAGATGCCCCAGACCCACCAGCCGGCGATCTTTGGGTCGTAGTAGTCGGGGTCACCTTCAAGCTGGGCTTGCAGGTCGCCGCGTCGCGTTTTCAGCCACACGTGGCGGGCGTGCAGGTCGTTCTCGTTGACCGGCCAGTCGGTGTAGTGGGCGACCTGTTCGGGGTCAGTCGTGACGGCGCGCCAGAAATTCGCGATGAAGCCGTCCAGATCGTTCACTGTTTCGATCTTCGGCGCGTGCGGGCGGTTGAGCAATACGGCGCCCGAACCGAAAAACGGTTCGACATAGTTCGGCACGTCGCCGAGTCGTCGCCAGATAATGTCAGCGACCGGGCGTTTACCGCCGAACCACGGAAATGGAGCGACGAGTGGTCCGTCGATGTCGTCGATGTCGTCGACGATCATTGGGTCATTCATACGAGCGACTTCTTGATCTGGTTGAGTTGCTTGTCGAGCGTCCGACCGATGGCAAAATGGGTGCCGTTGGTGTGCTGGCGGTACAACCTGATCTCGTGGCGGAGCGCGGCGACGGTCATCGCGCCGGGTAGCGCGCGGGCGACGTCGGCTTCTCTCTCGGCGAGCAATGTTTCGATGTCAACTACAGCGGCACGGTAGACCAGCCAGTCCTGTTGGTTGTCGACGCGGGCGACGAATTGAGCGCGGTGGCGGGCGACGACGCGGGCGAGGTCGCGGGCGTAGTCAATCGGCTCAAACCGGAGTCGCTGGCCGTCAAGGACGGACCAGACCAGGCCGCGGAGGTCGATCCGGGCGGCGACTTCCCACCAGTCACTTTCAGGGTTGATGGGTTCGGTCGGTGGCGGCGCCGGCGGCGGTTGGCAGACGAGCAGGGTCGGCATCACGCGCCGCCTTTTCGCCGGCGCTCGTCTTTGCTCGGCAGGAACCGCGCGTTGGCCATGCGGTCAGCGTCGGTGATCGCGCGGGTTGGTCGCCAACCACATTTGAGGCACGAGATTTCGACGGCGTCGAGGTCAGAGCCAAACGTCGGGTCGATCATCAGGTGACGGCTGCCGCACTTGCCACAGATGGTCGGTAGGTCGCGCTTGGTTGCGGTGGGGGTCGTCATGTCAGTCCTCCAGCCACGGGTCAAGCCCGTCGAGACACGGTTCGAGGTCGGCGAACGGGCCGCCAAACTCGCCGGCCAGTTCCCGCCAGATCAGATAGGCGACGTACCGGATTTCGGGCTGTGCCGACTTGTGCAAGCGGAGTTTCAGCCAGTGGTACCAGCCCTGGTCGAGCACGTCGCTCATCGGGTGTTTACCCAGCGGCGCGGTGAGCATCAAGCAGGTGGTGATGGCGTTGGGCAACACGGCGCGGGCGTCCTGTTTGAGGTCACCCCCAATCTTTCGACAGATGTGGTAGTGAAAACGAAAGTGATACCCCCACTCCTGGAGCAGGTTTTGACCATACCTTTCCCACCAACTAGGCGGCCAAATAAAGTGGGCATTGGTCTGGTCGACGTACCGCTGGCTCTGTTCTTCGATCGACAGGTCGTCGGCGTCGTCACGGGCGCCGATCAGTTCGTCGGAGCCGGCGCGGGCGATGGTGCGATGGCGGTTGATCTGGCCGGCGGCGGCGCGGGAACAAGTCACGACGAACGATCGGCTGTCGACGAGCCAGCGCGCCTCGCGGGTCAGGTCGGCCACGTCGACCAAGGTGAGTTTGACCTGATTGTTGGGGTCGCCGGGGGGCACGTCGTCGGTCGCGTCGGGCACGATCTGGCGCACGGTGTCTACCAACGACGTGAGCCGGTGGTCGATCAGCGCGGCCTGGCGCGCTTGGCTGAGGTTGCCGCTCACGAGGTAGCCGGATCGGGACTCGTAGACGTTGATCGGACGCGGCAGTGACAACAGCAAGGTCGTGACGATGTTGGAGAGGTGAGCCGCCCGCCAGATAAAACGGACGTGCTCCAGCGTGGTTAGATGTTGGTCGGCGACGAGTTTGCGCACCATCTGGCGCTCACGTTCGGGGTCGCGCAGCGCCGTCCGGTTGTAGCAGGTCGCGGCGGCCCAAGCGATGAGGTCTTGAGGGTTATCAGTCTGCAGCGGCGTGACGGTGGGTTTGTTCACGGTTCGACTCCTGTTTGGCTTCGGCGTGGGTTTGGGCGTCAATGAGGTGGGCGACGCTGGATCGCGGG